AGGACGGCACGTATGAAGTCACCTGGGCGGCATCGGATTATCACCTGCTGCCGTACAACGCAAGCGCAGACGGCAAACCCTACACACGCCTGGAAACGAGCGGCTGGGGAAACTATGAATTTTGCACCGAGCCGAAATCGCTCAAGATCGTGGGTTACTTCGGATACTGCACCACCAGCAATTGCCCGAAGGTCATTTCAGAAGCGGCGAAGCTGCAAAGCGTCCGCTTATTCAAGCGCAAAGACGCGCCATTCGGAGTTGTAGGAGGCAACGAATTTGCGCAGACGGTTGGTATCCCCGACCTTGACCCGGACGTGAGGATGCTCCTGTCACCTTACGTGAAGAGGGTGTAATGGGACTGCAAACCGCGATAACGAACATCAAAACACAGATCGCCGCGATAACCGGCATCAAGGGCGCGAGCGATTACCTGCCCGACAGCCTGCCGAATACCGACAATTGGGTGGTGCTATACCCCGGCAATTCCACGTTTGAGGTCAACGCCGGAATGATGAAAGAGCTGGGGTCAATTGTCGTAGAACTGCACACGCCGCGCCGAGCAGACCTGGCAAGCGCAATCAAGCGGGTCATGCCCTATTGGGAAGCAATCCCGAACTGCATCATTGACGAAGTCATGGACACGCAGCTCACAGCGGCGGTAAGCACCATCGGGGTGATCACCTGCTCCGGCATTATCAGCATGAAATACAACGACATTGACACGGTTGGATTCCGGTACACAGTGACCGGCGTAAAAATTGAGAGTTCCATAACCTAAAGGAGACAATGGACAAAAAGAAGTTCGAAGTACTCGACACTCTGCCGATTATAAGTTGGGCATACCCGCGCATCATGGTTTGCTACCTGCTGGAGCGTACCGTTTCCTATGCAGACTTGGTGATCCCCTCCATGATGCAGATAGCGGCGCAGGGGCCGCTGATGCTCCACATGCCCTACAAACGCACGGATGAAGCCCGCAACCAGGCGGCAATTGCGCTGCTGAAATCGGATTTTACCCACCTGCTCATGCTCGACATTGACCACGTACACCCCTACAACATCGTACAGCGTCTCGCTCGTTGGGTGATCATGGATAACGGGATTCAGGTAGTGGGCGGGCTGAATTACAGGCGCAGCGAACCGCACGACCCATGCGCTTACCGGATGGATGAAAACGGCGCAATGTACGCCATCGAGTTTGACAAAGACGACAGCCAACTGGTAGAGGTAGACCGGCTGGGAACAGGCTCGATCCTGATAGCGCGTGAAGTATTCGAAAAGCTGGAGCTGCCCTGGTTCTATAACATCTACGACAAGGTTTGGGATGACGTATGGCCAGGCGAAGATATCGGATTCAGCCGTAAATGTAAAGCGGCAGGAGTGAGAATGTGGTGTGATACCACCACCACCAGCCCGCACATCACCACCAGACTGATTGACGATCAAAGCTGGCGCGACTGGCTTGAAGCGAACCCTGACGCGCTGGCAAAGGGAACGATAGAGCTAAACGAAGTGAGGGGTAAATGACCGTCTCACTCGTGATCGTAGGAATAAACGGCTGGGAGGAGTACACCCGGCCGATGCTGAACTCCATCTGGATGCACGAACCAGACGCGGACGTGCTGGTGGTGGATAACGCAAGCGATACACCCTACCCGCTGGCTGACCATATTCTCAGGCTGCCGGAGCGCGTATCTTATGCCGCCGCGCTGAATGAGGGAGCTAAGCGTGTAACCGGGGAATGGATATTGACCCTTAACAATGACATACGCTGCGAGGGAAAGTTCATCAGCGAAATAGAACGCCTGGAAAAAGACGCAATATACGGCAGGCAGATCATCGAAGAATCGGGGCATACCTGGCTGGGCAACTGGCTGGCGCTCATGGAAAAAGTCACCTATTGGATCGTTGGAGAATGGGATGCGAATTTCAAAGCCTGCGGATTTGAGGACGCGGATTACTGCGTAAGAGCCGCCGCGCTCGGGATCCCGACAAAGCCGGTAGAGCTGCCGTTCAAGCACCTTTGGGGCAAAACACGCTGGGCGATTCCAGGGTACGAACATACACGGGAAGAAAACATCACCTATTTCGAAAAGAAGCATGGCTGGCGTCCGGGCAGGTCAATGGCGGTGACGCATGACTAAACTCGGAATCATTCCGGCGGCTGGAAAAGCAACAAGGTTCTGCGGATTGTTCAAGGAACTCATGCCGATAGGGGAGGGCGTAACCCTGCTCTCCAACGCGGTTGACAGACTTGAATCAATCCCTGTGGACAGCGTGCTGGTGGTGACAAGCCATTACAAGATCGCCGCGCATTCGCTCGCGCTCAGCAGCCGGGCGGTGAAATACGCCGTGCAGCGAAATTATGAAAGTGACGCATGGGGCGCGGTGCAAGAATCGTTTGACTGCGCGGGAGACTGGAATTACTACCTCATGCCGGATACCGTCCTGAAGGTGAACATACCCGAGCCGCAGAGCGACTTCACTTTGGGAGTATTCGCAACGTACAAACCGGAGCGGTTCGGAGTAATGGACGGCGGGCGCATTGTGGATAAAAGCACCACGTTTGCCGGGCTTCAATACGCCTGGGGAATGCTCATCTGGAGCCGCGCAGTAGTGGAATATTGGAAGGCGCATGAGTACAAAACACACACAGACGCCTTCAACGCCGCGATGGGGCATTTCGATTACAGCACCTTTCCAATTGACGAATACCGGGATGTATCAGACTTCAAAGAATACAGGGGGCTGCTATGTTCGAGCCGTATGTGATCCCCCTGGGATTGAAAGGACGCTATTTCAGGGTAGAGAATGAACAGGGTAAATCCTGGTACGACCCGATGAAATGGTACACCCTGCTTGAATACCGCTGGGTGGTGGAAAACGTACCGCTGGCAGGTGAACACGTGATAGACGCCGGCGGGCATCACGGGCATTACAGCCTGGTGCTGGCAGGGGATAACACACTGCGCATAGTAGAACCGCACCCAGATAATTTGGCAATCATCAAACGCAACCTGGCTGAGAATGAGCTGGACGCGGAAGTGATCGAAGGCGCGATAGCAGGTGAGGCGGGGATACGGCAATTCAGCGGAGAGACGAACGGCAGGCTGGTAAACTGCGGCGCGTTTGCGGTGGACTGCTGGGAACTTGACATGATAGACCCGGATGCCGGCATCATCAAACTGGACATAGAAGGTGGAGAATACGACATATTCCCAGGAGCCATTGACAAGATGGCGAAGGCGCACACATGGATCATCGAACTTCACCCGCAATACGGCAACCCGAACCTGATATGCTCCGAATTTCTGAAACGTGGATATAACGCGCTGAAAGTATGCAGGGTACATGGAAAAGTAGAACCTTACGACATTGACGAACCCTGGGAGACACACGCAACAGTAATCTTCAGGCGGGCGCTATGAAGTGGATTGATTACAAAGATAAACACGCCGGGGAGACAGGGCTGGTTATTGGAAACGGGCCGAGCCTGAAAACCGTTCCGCTTGATTTTCTGCAGAAGTATCCGAGTTTCGGTACGAACGGAATCTACCGCCTGCAAGGGTTCACACCGACATACTACGCCGCCGTAAACCCGTTAGTGATCCAGCAATTTGAGGGAATAAAAGATTTGAAGTGTCAGAAGTTCCTGGCTGAAAGTTTCGCATGGGAGTTTGGAGCGCTTCCGCTGCACAGCGCGGGCATTCCGGTATTCAGCAAGCAGCCGGATGATTGGATTTACGAGGGGCACACTGTAACTTTTGTGGCACTCCAAATCGCTTATTACATGGGTTTTTCTACCGTCCTACTGGTTGGAGTTGACCATAAGTTTACCTACGAAGGCAGACCAAACCAGCAACTTTACATGGCGGGTGACGATCCGAACCACTTTGACCCGGATTACTTCAAGGGGAAGGCATGGAACGCGCCAGACCTGGAGCGCAGCGCACAGGCATACCGGCTGGCGCGGGCGGTGTACGAAGCGGACGGCAGACGGATTATCAACCTGACCGAACCAACCGAAGAGCCGATATTCGAAAGGGGCAACCTACATGACTGGTAGAGTGACCGCAATTGTAAGCGCATATTTCTGCGAAGACTGGCTGGAGCGCAGGCTGGTGAACCTGGAAGAACAGGACGAACAGCCGGAAATCATCGTGATATGCCAGAACAACAGCGCGGAGCATCGCGTAGCTGAAAAGCACGACTGCCGGATTATTATCACGGAGGACGTGCCAACGATTTACGCCGCGTGGAATATCGGAGCAAAGGCAGCGCAGGGGAAGTACCTCACCAACGCAAACGCTGATGACCTGCTAAAGCCCGGAGCGCTGAAGCGCATGGCGGATACCCTGGATAAGAACACGACTCACGCTGTTTGTTACTCCAACGTGGACGTTGTGGATTACAAGGGCGACCCGGCGGGCGTGTACGAATGGGCCGAAGGCGGTTTGCAGAAGTTACTCGGAGGCTGCTTCTTGGGCCCAATGCCGATGTGGCGGGCGTCACTCCATAAACAGCATGGGTACTTTGACGGTGAGTATCACGTGGCTGGCGATTACGAATACTGGTTGAGACTGGCGGCGGCTGGTGAAAAGTTCTTCCACATTCGCGAGTCTTTAGGAATATACACCGCGCGGGGCAACAGCGCGGAGCACAGAGAAAGTTTGCGCACCCTATGGGAAACCAGCCGGGCGCGCGGAAAGTATAGGTGACAATATGCTGATTTATATCGGTGACGGATTTTTGAACGGCTTACCCACCCGCGACCTTGACGCTGAAGAGATAGCGGTACTGGGAGGCGAAGAGGCACTACTGGCAACCGGGCTATATAAAAAACCGGAGTTAGACATTCATTCGGAAGATGAAGAGGTGAAACATGGGCATCAAAGCGTTAAGAAGCATTAGGCTCGGCAAGGAAATGACCGCCGGTACAGCCGTTGCGGCAACAACCTACTGGCGCGGGGAAGGCACGATAGAAGACCAGCGCGAGATCGTGTTCCCCAATGAGGACGTTGGTTATTTATCCGGCGTGGATAGAAGCTACATCCCCAAGAAACTGGCGGCTATCTCGTTTGACGCAACCCCGGCAACGTTTGAGCAACTGCCTATCATCCTGCAGGCTGGCGTCAAAACCGTGGCAGCCGTGACTGATACCGGCGGCAGCGGCAAGGTTTACGCCTTCACGTTCCCGACAACATCGGCTAACTCCTTCAGCAAATACACTATTGAAGGCGGTGACGATAGTGGCGCTGAAGAAATGCAATACTCGTTCGTGGAATCGTTTGAGCTATCAGGGAACGGCGGTGAAGCCTGGATGATCAGCGCTAACTGGCTGGGGCGTGAGGTGAATACCTCCGCGTTTACCGGCGCGGCAACCATCCCGACCGTGTACGAAATCCTGTTCAGCAAGAGCAAGCTGTATCTGGACGCTATCGGCGGGACGATAGGCACAACCGAGAAATCCTGTACCCTCATGGGCGCATCGTTGAAAGTGAACACCGGCATCAAACCGCGGTTCGCAGCTAATGGCGATACCTATTTCTGTCAGGCGGTCATGACCAAACCGGAAGTGCTGCTTGATGTGACATTCGAGCATAACAGCACCGCAGTGGCTGAAAAGCTGAATTGGCGCAACCAGACGCCGCGCCTGCTCCGTATCAACTGCGATGGAAACGCGCTGACAACCGCCGGGACATTCAACAACAAGACCTTGCGCATTGACCTGGCCGGCAAGTGGGAAAAGTTCGAGAAGATCGGTGAGAGTGACGGCAATGACATTATCAACGCCACGTTCCGGGCGGGGTACGACAGCACAGCCGCCAAGTTCGCTGAAATCAAGGTAGTAAACGAAACCGCGAGCTACTAATGATCGATTTTGACAACGTGACACAAAGGCAACTGGAATCCTATTTCAAAGCGTTCCGCGAGCTGGGCGGACGCGATGAAGGCATCGGACTGGTGGAATATGCCGGAGCGATGGCACGCGCAGCCGTGAAGGTTGGCTGGCTGACGATGGACGTAGACAACGCCAAGCCGCGTGACGTGCTAAAGGTGCAGCAGGAAATCCAGGAATACGTGAAAGGGGTCATGGAATTTGACCCAAAAAACTAATGCTGGCGGCGGCGGATTATGCCGAAAGGCGCAAAGAATCTGTACCGCCGTCAGAGTTACGCCTCGCCTTCCGATGCGTTCAATGGAACGCGCTCCCCAACCCCGGCGGGCTAATGGATCAACCCGCCGGGCTGGTGGAACGAATGACCATTGCGCTGAACACGTATAACGCGATGAAGGCGTGGAAACAGAGGGAACCGGGCAAAGAAGGCAACTTTGCGAAGGCATACCCGGACACATGGGCGATAGTGCAGGAAGTGATGAGATTGAGGAAACATGGCTGATTCTGAACTAACAATCCTCATAAAAGCACGCAACGAAGCCAAAGCGGAATTTGACAAGCTAAATACGCAGGTCAAGGGATTACAAGGACAATCCGGCTTTGGTGGATTAAATTCGAAATTAATTGATCTGGATTCAAAGTTCAGGTCAGTAACGGGTGTTTCGTTGGGATTTGCAAGCGCCGCCGGACTGGCGGGAATGGCAGTCAAGGGATTATGGAATTTCCTGAAATCATCAGTAGAAGAAACTGTAACTTATGCTACAGAAGTGGACAAACTATCGCGCCTTCTTGGAATTACTACGGTTGAAACATCACAACTGGTGCAGGCAAGTGACGACCTTTTTATTTCACAGGAATCTCTATCAACTGCATTACTCGCAGCAACAAGAAAGGGCATAGATGTAAGCGTTGAGGGATTAAAAGAATTATCGAACCAGTACATGAAACTTAACCCAGGAGTCGAGCGCGGTAAATTCCTTATGGATAACTTCGGCCGATCAGGAGCCGAGATGGGCAAGTTGATGGAAAAAGGCGCGGAAGGTATTCAAGAGGCGATTGATGCGATAGATAATTCCCTTATTATTACAGAACAATCTTATAACAGTATTATGAATTACAAAAGGTCGGTTGATAATCTAACCGACTCTTGGCAGGGATTTAAGTACGAAGTTGGAAATAATGTAATTCCTCAGCTTGACTTGTTATTCCGCTTATTAACAAAAGGTGTAGATGATACTGAGTCATTTGAATTGGCACAAGGGAAATTAAATAATAAGATATTTGAATATGACAGGGGCATAACAAGTATATTTTTATCTGAGAGCAAACAACTTGAAAAGGTAACTGATTTAAAAAGGCAGCTTGCAGATCTCGAAACTGCTTATTACGGAGCTTCACGTGGCGTCGAACAATTAAATACAAGTGTTATTCCCGCCTCTGCTTACATGCAGGAATTGTCGAAACAACTTATTTTTAATCAGGCCGCTGCAGGGCTTGACGAACAATCTATTTTAATACTGGCTGAAAGTATGGGGTTGGTGAAATCAAATACGGCGTTCGCATTGAACGCGCTGCAGGGATGGCGAAGTGAATTAAGTGCTGGAGTAATAACGCTCGACGAATATAAGAAAAGGGTGGCAAATCTGACAAAGGAATGGGAAAAATTAGGGCTATTAGGAGATGTTCATTTGTCAGCGACAATAGATTGGAACTTGGGCGGTGGGATCGGCGCTGCGGAAAAAGCGCTGAATTATGACCTGAATGGAAATGGCATCATCGGCGCGGCGAACGGCGCAGATTTTACTGTACCGCCTGGATACCCGAATGATAGTATGCTCATGGGCGTATCCTCTGGCGAGCATGTAAGCGTTACACCGGCCGGAAAAAGCAGCGGAGGCACGACTGTTATTTTGAATTATTCCCCGGCGCTCTCGCTGTCCAGCAAGACCGAAGCGGAGACGGTACTTGTACCTCTCATCAAACGCGCATTATCGAGGGCAGGATGACGCGCTACGGCGTTGATATTTACGGGCAGTGTACTTACGGCGTAGAGGGAACGAGCACCAATCTGATATGGGGATTGGATATCGTCTGGGAAGCGGAAGGCGTATACACAGGCACGAACTACGCGCAATACATGACAAGCTGCGAATGGACACGCGGTAGAAGTAAGTACCTCGGTAACAATGGCAAGGGGATAGAGTTACCGGAAATAGGACAACTCACCTTTGACCTGGACAATCGCACGGGGATATTTGACGTGACCAACACCGGAAGCAGCCTGTACCCGAATGTGGAGCCGGGAAAGTATGCGCGGTTGAGGGTAAGGATAGGGGAATCAGGCACGGCCTATAACGTATTTAGCGGCGTCATCTCAAACATTGAACCGGTGTGGGGCGGAATCAATCCGGCGGTGAAAGTGACGGTAGAGGACGGCTGGCGGATATTGAATGATACCGAGGTCAATCTGGAATATGCCGCAGACTGCACCTCCAGCGTGGCGGTGGCCAGCATATTGAACGCGGTAAATTACCCGGCGCTATGGGGAACGTCCATTGAGACGGGTAATTACAAGATACCGCACCTGATGGCGGTGAAGGATAAACGCGCCTCCGAGGTATTGAAGGACGTAATCAATTTCGAGTTTGGGCGCGTGGCAGTGGCGAATGATGGCAAATTCAAATTCAAGAAGCAAACGCAGAGCAGCAGCCCGTTATTCACCATCTCTCAAAGCCAGATGCTGAAAGATATCCAGGTAACGCAAAGTTATAACTCGATCCGCAACACAGCAAAGATGATTCTGTACCCAAAGTGGTGGTTTGGGGGGGGAGATACGGGCCCAACTCCCAAAGTGTTATGGACGCTGGACGAAACGCCGTTAGTGGCAAGTCACGAGGTTTATACCGTATGGGGCGAGTTCCAATATGCCGACCATGAAGCGATTGCAACCTCACTACAGCCTTTGGCGGCTGGCACAGATTACACCATGAATGCGGATGAAGACGGGGGTGGAACAGATAGAACCGGGCAGTTTAC